ATCTTGCCTTGGAGAATTTTGTCTTGGTGAATCTTGCCTTGGAGAATTTTGTCTTGGTGGATCTTGTCTTGGTGCAGATCCCGGTCCTTTCACTACATTTGCTCCAGCTTGCTGTAGAGCTTTTACTATTTGGTTGCCATCATTTTTTGGTATTGTTCCACTTGGATTTGTGTCTATTTTTATATCCAATCTTCTTGCTACTTGTTGGGCAGTGGTTACATTTGAATTTGGATGTAATTCCTTATATGCATTAACTATTTTTTGTTGTGCCGCATTAGCATACACTGGACCACCTTTATTGACTTCTACTACTTTTGGTGGTAATGCAACCTGAATAGGCGTCACAGTAGGAGGAATTGGCGCAGGAGGCTTCGTTTCGCTCTTTGGAGTTGGTTCGGGCTGACTATAATAAGATGGAGATGCAGAAGGTGATGGTGATGGTGGTGGGGGTAATATTTCTGGAGCATAACTAGGAGGACTGACAGAGAGAATTATTTCTTCTATATTATTGAGAGTTCCTTGCGAATAGAATTTCTCATATGCATAAGTAAATACAATTCCTGGAATTAGAGAATTGGTTGTGCTGTTAGTCAATCTAAATACCTTTTCTCCTGATGTAAATCTATCACCAATTTGGTTAATATTATCTGTATTTGGAATTCTAAATGATCCAATTACAGTCCCAGAATCATCAGTAATTAATCGTATATCCTTTATTATTGCAGTAGCATTACTAGTTTGTCCAGTCAATTTCATTCCAATCTTTAAATTTCCATAAAAATTCGATTGACCTCGATATGAAAGACTAAATGTATCAATATTTAAAATATTCGATGTACTGGAATATAAAGAAGGTATAATTTGACTTCTATCATATGGATTTGTATTATATTTTTTGGTTGGGTTATTATATGGGCCAATCTTATGATCTGGAGTACAAAGTCTAAAACTACCCCCATCTTCCAATTCGTAGTTTGAGGATCTAAAATAATCTAAAATAATATTTGTTGCTGGATTATTTCGAGAATCTGTGGTTGAAGTTAGGTTTCTTAAATCAGAAATGGTTTCTATACTAATTCCGATCTTATTTAATTTTTGTTTTAATAGATCTGGTACAGTACCTATACTAGAAAGCCAAGAACCAAATGAATCTTCTATTTTTGCAGTGATAGTCTCCCCAACTTGGAAAACACCACTTGTCATTTGAACTTCTATTAATTTTGGAATTATATGCTTGTTTACATCTACATTATCAAAAAATGCATAGAGTCTAGTGTATGGTTTCATTCTTTCGGCTCTAAACTCTATATTCCTTTTTCTCATGTATGGAATTTGTTCAGTTGATATTAGGTCTTTTGTCCATAGACTTCCGCCATTCCATACAGGAGCGGAAAATCCAGTTTCTTCGGTATCTTCTGTTAATGTAATTTGTTTGCTAGTTTCTGTTATATCTCCATCTAAATCAGTTAAAGTCGTTAGTGTCTTCCTCTGACTTATCCAAGTATCGGATGATGGGCTTAATGTTATTCCACCAACATATTCAGATGTAGAATATGAAGTAACTTCGGTCACCCTAGTAGAAAAGGGCTGATTATTTTCTACTACTTCCACATAATCTAATGTTATTATATTTCCTGTCTTTTTTATATTACTAGAAATAAAATCATTGGAATAATTTATATCCACACTAAAATCTTTATTTAATATTATAGAAGATTCTCCTAATATTAAATCACAATTTGTTGTGTAGTGGGTTGGTCTCAACTCATTATTAGATGGATCTATACTATTTTTCACTATTGTGTCTTTTTGTTGATACAAAGTAGTGGTAAAATTATCCACAAAAAATCCAGATTTAAATCTTGGATTTCCGTTACTATCAAATATAGCTAAATTTGCTGTTTCCTTTTCTAATAAAGACAAAGTGGAGTAATATTCTAAATTTTCTATTCTAGTTTCTAATTTTCCAATATCCGACATTGTGTAGCGTTTGTAGTCTTTTTTGGTTATAGAAACATCACTGGCATTAAAAGTATAAGCTGGGACATAGATTGTAGCTACTTCAATAGAATCATCTATCGAATATGGGAATTGATTGGTTTCTGCTGGCTCCCCAGATTTTAATTGGAATAATGCATCTTTAGAAAGAAATATTTTGTCTACTCTTGGTAGATAGAAAGAATAAGACAAATTAATATTTTCATCTGATGCTAGGACATATTTTGATGCATTATTATATGTCTCAGAAAAAATTCTTGACATAAATTCAAATGGAGATCTAGCGCCTTCAGATACTTGATAATTTATTACTCTTGGCCTAACATCAATGATGTCACTGTTTCTTACCTGATTTATGTTTGATATTTCGGAATAATCGAAATTTTGATATGAATTTATTGTGGTTATATCACCAATATCGGAAGGAGAATATGATGCGGATTCGAAATAAACCTTTATTTTTCTTATTGGTTCTTTATATGTTTGTTTTCTTATAATTCTGGAATAATCATATATTGTATTTCTTTGTCCATTATCTAAAATATAACTCGATGTTATGTCTTTATCACCAACTATAGTAGAATTTACGGTAGCAGTTGTCAGAGATGATTCGAAAGTTATGGTTTCCCCTCTAATGAATGAATTTGAATTTAGATATATAAAACCTATTGTTCCTAAATCTACTTTTTCTGCATAAATTGCTACAGCATTACTGACTTCTCCGATAAAAATCTCACCCAGTTGAATATCATCTATAGTTCCAGATATTCCATTAATTCTACTTAGAGTCATTCTTGGTGTAGTTGGATCCGAATTTAAATTAGAGCTATCGGATTTTTCAAATATTCCATAAATTTTAGTAATATCAGATTGTAATAGACATACTTCGTCATCTTCTACTCTTGTTCCATATGGATAATTACCATAAATTAAGCCATTATTGAGTGTAGTTTCTCCAATACCGGAGCCAACTAGTCTAGATTTATCAATTACAACGGATTTAATTTTAGATCTATTTTTTAGTTTTGTTTTTACTTTAGTTTTATTGAGTGTAGCAATCAATTTGGCAGCACTATTTGTGACCGACAGCCCATTAAATTTTATTGTGAGACCACCAGAACTAGTATAAGTATTTAAATCAAATTTATCGCTAGTTAAAGATTCTGTTATCCCATTTTCTGTAATTAATACATATCTTTCTTCATCAAAGGGTAAAAAAGTTTCATCTTCGTTAGCAGAAATATTTCCTGTAGAATTTGATGTTATAGTTACTTCAAATTGTCTTTTTACTGTTAAATTGGAATTGGTTAAATCGACATCACTGATGATATCTTTTGGGAGTTTTGTATATAAACTTTCATTTTCCGATGCTACACGCTTTGTTCCTAATAACTTGAAGTCGGTTATTAATGCATTCGTTTGCGGCAATTCGCCATCACAAACTCCGATTACGGTGGTAACTCCACTTAGAGTTAATGTAGTCGCAGTAACATTATTTACCTTCGCATAACTTGGATATGTTTTTCCTTGAATGGTATATGATACCAAATCACCTTTGTTTACAACACCAGAAAAAATTGGGATATTTGATTTTGCAGTAGAAATGCCTAAAATACTATCTATTTGAGAAATCTCTACATTTGTAAATTGTTTTTTTGTGGTTTGTACAGTATCTGCAGAAAAAGTATAAGATGTGCCAACTAAACCGTATAGCGATTTTACATTGTCTATTGTATAAGATGTAATGGAAGTTGAAACTCTAGTGTTTTCGTTTTCTACATCATTAAAAATTAATTTTTCACCTGAAATAAAATTGCCAGATATATTGTATGCGGTCAGTATCCCAGAATTTGAAACGGTAAATCGTAAAAATCCACTCGCCCCACTAGATTTTCCTTTTATGTATGATGGGGCATTCAGACTTATTACTTCATTTATTCCTATTTCTGTATAAGTTTGTACATCATATAAAGATATGTCCCATTGATTTGTATTCGGTATCAAAGAATCATATGATCCAGATTCCAGTGAAAAATCATAAACTCTTGCTATTCCAATTTCTTTCCCCGATGGGGAAGAAGAGTTTATCCCTACTCTTTCATTTCTTAAACTTAAAGTATAAGTAGAAAATCCTACTGTTGGGGATCCATATACTCTATTGAGAGTTAATGTTGAACCTGTATTATATACTACACTTTGATTTTCAAGTGTCTTGACTGTTCTTGCTTTTTGGAAATCTAAAAATACCGGAGAAATGACATTTACTTCATATCCTTTAATATAAGCTTTTAGAGGAGAAATTTGATATGTCCCTAGGCTTTCATCTGGAACATTTTCATTAAAAGTTACTTGATTTTTATTATAAATTCCACCATTTCCTAATAAATTGTTTAATGTCTCTTTTGCTGATATAGTTGGAGACTTAACATAATAATCGCCCGATTCATCATAAGTTCTTCTTGCTAGTTCTTTTCCTAATTCATTTAAACGAGGATCAGTCTGAGTATTTTTGATTACTCCTTCATTTACTTCAAGTAATTTTATAAAATTATCTGGAAATTCCTCTCCAGTCCCCACTTTAGTGAGAACTAACGATATTCCTAATCTATCAGCACCTGGAGCCGCATAGTTTGAAAATCCTTTGGCATTGTCATTTAAAAATTGATCTTCTTCTGATGTGATTATATCTTCTACTACTTCAAACCCAACGGAATAACTTGGAAAATTGCTATATTGATCTAATATTATAAATTGGGAATCACTTTTTACGAAGTATCCTCTTACAAAATATATTCCGGGTGCAACTGATAATTGAGAACCAACAGAATTACAATTTCCATCTATAGTGGAAGCAAAAGCTTCTCCCCTTCTTATGGTTAAAAATGAATCTGGGTTGACATTTATAGTAAATATGGTATCTTCTTCTAAAAGTAAATTCTCACCATCCGAAAATCCAACATACTCCGAATTTTCGTAATCGGAATCTATATAATTTACATAAATTGTTGTGTTATTTCTTTCAGATTGCTGCGAATTTATGCAACTTATTATTTTTGCTCTTACTCCACTTGATTGTCCAAATATAGTTTTTCCAGTAATTGAATCAAGATAATTAAATATTTCAATTCCGTTAAAATTGTTTTTTAATTCTACCGCATAATATCTGTCATTATATGTAATGCTACCAGGTACGACTGGACTTCCCTCTTGAAATGCCCAATTACCAAATTGTTCAATTTGATTTTGAAGTATAGATTGTAGCGTAGTTAATTCTCTAGCTTGTATCGGATAACCGGGTTTAAATAATATCTTATGATAAATGTTATCTGGATTGAAATCATCAAAATATGGATAAGTATTTAAATTAGTTTTTTGTGGCATGATTATCCTAATATATTAAAACTGTAAGATTACTTTTACATCTTCTTTTTGGTTAGAAGATCTTGTTATTCCTGGTCTGTGGTCCACATAGATAATGTCACCAGAGTTTGGCTTTACTTCTGGAAAAGATACTCCAGAAGTAAATCTTTGTCCAAGGTTATAATTAACATTATTTATTACTGTTGTTATTCCAGTATATCCATTATCTATTTTTAATGTTAGGGGGAATCCAGTAATATCCAATGAACCGCCAGCCAAAATACTACTAGTAAACTGTATTTTTTCATTTCCGTATGTGGAAATATTTTCTGGTTTCCTGTTTCCATTACTATCGTATTCTCCACCCAAGTTAAATCCATATGATGATCTATCTTGCCAATATTTCAATACTCCAGTTTTATTATCATAAGATATAACTTTCCCGACAGCTGTGATTCCAGTTCCAACTGTTTGTGTTATGATAGAATCCGGCTCTATCACTAGTCCTTTGTAATCATTAATTGCATTTTTTCCAATTAGCTTTAGTGCATAAGTTGCACTTGCTCTATCTTTGTCTAAAACTATATTAGAATTATAATCTAATGGATTATTTACTATTCCAATCCTAGATATTTGATTTCCAGTGATAAAATCTGGATTTGTTTGATCATTTTCGAATCTGGAATATATTAACAAATTATATGCGCCCAATTCCCTATAAATGTCATACCCATGACCATTTTTTGGTGGAATAATTACATCAAATTTTGGCAATGACGCTCCAGTTGGGAAGGCAACATCACTTACATCTACTGTTCCATATGTGTAATTACTTCCGCCATTTGTTACGACTACCGAAGACACTCTTTCATCGTTGCCGACAACAATACTTACTCTTCCACCAGAGCCATCACCCAAAATGGGAATATTAGTGTAAATATTTGGCCCCCCTAAAGTTTGCCCAAAATTTCTAATTACTACTACTTTTATCTGACCACTTTCTATAGCATTGTTTCTTATCAATTGGTATTTTGTGGATGTTTCCCAATCGGAAGGGACAGGAATATAATTAAGTGAATCAAATTTTATTACATCATCTATATTTAATGTGTAAAGATATTTCCAAATGTATCCATCTTCGGTCACTTTTGGCTCAAGGTCGGTAAAATTTGGCTCAATCAATGATGGGACACCTTCAAAATTATTATCAGATGATGCTCCATTAAACAGACAAATGTATACTTTGTAATCAGTATTTAATATATAAAAATTTGATTGGTATAAATTTGGCTTCTCTGATGGATTTGATAAATTGTTTCTGCTTATATCATGCCTATACATGTCATAAGTTGATCCAGAAGACCAAACATTTTTTTTGATGACATGCCTTACATCAGAATCTGGATTTATCCTTTTTAAGGATATCATATTTTCCCAGCAATCATTCTCATCGTCAAATGAGTCTTTTGGTGGTAATGGACTAGAATCCCAATTTACATCATATTCTGTTTGATTTGGCAACCCAACAAAAGTATATAAGTTATTTTCACCGGATTTTAGTGAATTTACAAAACTTTTTGCGTTTAGTATTCTAATTTGATCAGTTATGATTGCTGACATTTATCTTGTTTTTGATACTATTTATGTTAGATAATTGAAATACCTTAATGGAGATTTTCTCCTTATAATTGGGGTGTCATTTAGCCCAACTACGCCATAATTTTGAGTTACCGCAAATTCTTTTGGTGATTTTCTAGAATTTGACTGGAATTCTATCAATCCCCAGCTATAATTTCCATAAAAATTACTAAATCCAAATCCAGTAAGTCCATTATAATCTTGAACACTAACTACAACTTTAGCTACATCAGTGAGACCAATTCCATATGCGTGTGTTTGTCCTATGGATACTGATAGTACTTCATATACATTATCTATAGATATAGTTCCAATTCCAATTACTATATTATCACTACCTATTGAATTTAATCCATTTCCTATATTACTATTATATACTTCAAAAAAGTAATTTGTTTTTATGTTGCTAGTATCTATCATTTCATCTACATATTCCAAATCTCTCAAATAAGAATCAGACTCTATTAGTAGATCAAAGATTAGCCCGGTTTGAGCAACACCAGGAATAGATGTAGCTGCTATTCCTGTAATTATTCCAAAATCGCCACTATAATTTACATTAGATATGGCCTCTCTTTTTATTTCCAATGGGCCATTTGCTGATATTATTTCTATAGAATTTCTATCCTCTGTAACATTATTTTCTTTTTTATTATCGAAAATAGTTTTTACATTACTTACATATATTTGAGTTGTCCCAATTCCGACACTTTTTATTATATTTGTAGTTGGGTAAATTAATGGCTCATATATTGGCCTATCTTTTGTTATTTGTTTTCCTTGGATCACCAAATCTTGCCTTTGTTTGGTCCAATTTATTGGTCTCAAAATATCAACATCATCTAATATTCCATTTTTATTATATAAATTTGTTTTTGCTATATCTACAGATGTTATATCTTCTACTAGTCTAAATTCTTGCCTATAATTATAGTCATCACTTTCTAACTTAATATAATCCCCTTGTTTTACTGTTTCTAAAATATCAACATCTTTGACATCTATCCCGTTTGTTCCCCTGTAGAAAATTATTTTACATTTATCTTTATCTCCATTTGGGTATGATTTTAGTGGTTCAGTAAAAGTGATAGTGCTGCCACCATTGAAAAAATATCCAACTCCAGGCTCTTGTAAAACATCATTTACGAATATCAATAATGTTGCTTCTATGTCGATATTAGATCCCGGCTGTGATACAATAGAGAACCTATTCCCTTGGTATGATAATGGAAAAATTCTTTTTTTGCCATCAATTAGATCTGAAATGTCATCTAATAATATGATATTTCCTATTGACCACCCAAAAAATGTATCTGAATATGTTTCTACTATAGTCAATTGAAATTCTTTGAATTGTCCTAGTGTAGGTATTCCAACCACACCATCTATTGGTATAGTTAATATGTCACCAACAGAATATGAATATCCATAATTCTTTACAGTAAAATCTATTACACTAGATCCTTGTCCAACTACGACATCAATGGTTGCTTCAGTTCCAACTCCCGCATTGCCACTATATTTTAGTGGAATGTCACTATAAGATAATGGGAAATCAAATACAATTTTTGGGGGATTGTATTTTTTGAATTTTACTGATGAATATATTGGTATTGAAGATACTGGTGCATCTGAACTCGATATGAATACGCTGGATGCTCCTATCCCAACAATATGAGCATTTTTTATGCTGGGTTCAATTGATATAATAGGATATTTTTCTGGAATAATCGATACATCTTCTACAAATATTTCAGTGGAAGCAGCTGATACTATTTTTGTGGTTTTTGTTTGGCCTACTAACGGATATGAGGTATATCCAAATCCAGGATTAGTAATTGCTACTCCAATTATATTTCCATTTGAAACAGTAGCAGTTCCTATAAATTCAATATTTACTGTACTTTCATCTGATGTTTGTACCCCAACTCTAACTGTTTGTAAATGCCTTCTATATCCAGAACCACTGTTTCCTATGGAAACTCCCTGAATTGTTCCAGATATCGAAACTATTGCTGTACCTCCAGCGGATACTAGAGGCTGATATCCAAATCCAGCAGTTGAACCAACTGAAACAATAATTCCTCCTCTTGGTATGCTAGCATTATTTGGATCGTATGAAATTGATGTTGCGGATCCGGTGAAATTTATTTTTGTACTTGGTCCGACTTCGCTTAAATTGAAATCTTCTGTCGGAATTTGTAATACATTATTAATTAATATTATTGACTCATCTTGATAAAAATCCACCAATTGGGTAGATTGCTCTGTTAATTCGAATGTTTTCTGTGATGAATTGAAATCCTCCGATATATCATCAAAAAGATAATTTTTTTCGTATGATTCTTCGGATAAAGTTGGATCGCCAGACCGCACAAAAACTCTACCCTGAAAAGTTGATTGTGTAGTGGATTCTATTGGAATTGATTCTGATGTATTATATTCTTCTTCTGGTTCAGTTGGCCCATATGGGGCAGAATCAAAATAAATTGTATTCCCAACTATATTATAATTTCCTTTTAATTTTTGTACTAAATCTCCTGAGCTGTGTGATGATATTCCAGATCCAAGCCAAGGTCTTTTTACAGCGACATAATTGGTACTTCCTATTCCAACTACTTCTATTTTCATTATTTCTTGATTGATTTTTATCAAATCTCCAGAAAAAAATGAAGATATACCAGAGAAAACTAGAACATCACTTACAAAAGGTAAATTTTGTGTTAGTGATGTTGTAATTGATGTGCCAACAATTGGGGATTGTATCAAATTATCAATACAAATCAGAGATTTTACATTTTGCTTTGTGGATGTTACATAATGATTTGCGTCCACTCCCAAAGAGGTAAAGTCAAAAAGTATTGGTGGGTCAAAGAATGCATACTCTGGACTAGAACACAATCCAATCCTGGCATTATCAAATTTATATACATAACAATTTTGTGGCAATTTATTGGTATTTCCGATTCCTGATACATATGCAGTCGTAATTCCTATGGAATTATTTGTCAGGTCTTCATTGAATTCGTCGGATCTATATAATACCTTTTCTCCAGTAACAAAAAAATGATTTGGCAAATAAATTGAATTCTTATTTAAGTTGACAATTGATGAATTACTTCCATCAAATGCTCTTTCGAATATTGGAATACCTTTATGAGTTAAATTAAAATTTAATTTATTATTATCATTTCCATATCCAAGTTTAATGGCTGATGTTACAATGCTAGAATTTTTTAAATCTATTTTTGATGGCGATTTTGGGAGCTGGACAAATCCCAAAGTCTGTTGAAATACTTTTATTTCGACATCTATATTTGGATTGGGAGTAAAGGCCAACTCAAATATTCCTGAAATATTTGTATCAAAAGTTCCAATGCTGTCATTGGAACTTATTTTACCGTACTCAACAAAAACCGATTCTGTCAAATTATTTGAAGTCAATAATTCAGAAAATTGTATTTTATTATTTGTAATGTCATTTATTTGTATTATATAATAAGCCGACAAATATTGTATTGGATATGTTGATATTACATGTTGTGTTGGACTAGTTGATGCTGCAATCGAAACAGAATTCGAAGAAAAATTAGAATAAGTTAATTGTCTTTCTCCAGACTCTGTATACTCGGTTTTTGCTAAAGAAACTGCAACAACATTAGAAGTATAATTTTCAGATATATCCAAAGGTGAAAAATCTATATTAATGTTGTTCGATCCATCTCTATAAAAATTAAATGTTCCTATTCCAGATAAGGACTGAGTTCCTAAGTTTAATCTTCCATATTCTACATTAAAAATGTCAGTATCTGTACTAGTTAAATTTAATTCTAGGAACTCATATTTTTTTTTATTTCCTGTTAATTCGACAATCAACTTTGATGAACTAAATTTTTCAGGAATTTTGAAAATAGTTTTAGTAATGCCAGAAGATATCGAAGTATTGGAAGATGCGACGCTTACTACATTTCCCAAATCAAAAAAAGAAGACTCTGTAATAAATTGCTTGGTGTCATAATAAACAAACCCATAACTGTAATCATTTATCCTGTCATCTAGAGGAAAAAAATCTAAAACTGCTTGATTTGATGATACAGATAATGAATAACTTCCAATATCTTCTTTTGTGTGTATCTTTCCATAACTATTTGAAACTACATTATCCCCATCATTTAAAAATGTTAGTATTGATGATTGTACTTTACTGTCATTTATTTCATTCTTTGTTAATAAAAAGAATTTTGCAGCTCTAGTTTTTGACATTGTAATTTAAATATTGATGGCAGTTACAAGGGTTGATCTTTGAGTCGTATTAAATTGGCTACTAATATCATCTATTGTTAGCACTCTATTACCAATAGATTGAGAGTGATCTTGTAATTTAGTAGAATTAAATGCAATTTCGTCGGATGAAAGTTGACCATTCAAATTAAATACATTTGACTCAATTCCAAGATCAAAATCATATTTACACTCTAAGTCTATAACGGTATTTAGATCAGATATTGCATTATAAGATCCTTGGTCTTGAGTTGTCGAAATTCCACTGATTCCTATTGCATCGGATTCTACTGATAGGTCTCCAAATTTCTTAAAGCCCACTGTATGGGTAGTAGAATCTACTATTTCACTCCATTTTTCGAGTGGTATTCTAGATTTGACAGAATATGAAAAATATTGATAGTAATCGTTATCTGGTATACGCTGATTATTTTGATTTAGGAATCCAGTTGTAGTTTGCCAACCTTTATTTCTAATAGAATAATAATCAATGTTATAAGATGATTCCGACTGTATCACTTCTGTTATTTTTCCTATGGCCCCAGATGTTTTTCCTATCAATAATGAATTGACATTAAAATTACTTATTGTTTGTATTTTTGCGTAACCAGTTTTGTCGCTCCAATTATTAACTACTCCATATGAACTATTTGATTCTACTGTTTCTCCGGCCAAATATGAATTCAGTTTAATTGTAGTCTTAAATTTTGGTATATTCTTTTCTGGAATGATAGATCCTTTGGAGTTTATAGTATTATATGTTCCTAGTTGTTTCGCGTCAGATAAAAAGTCAGTCATATCATAATATACATAAGCTTTATTGTCACCAATTGATGTGGTTATTCCAGTTATGGTGAAATAATTATATTCATATTCACTTGAATTGTAGCCAATATAATTAGATTCCGTTTCTATTATGGATGTATTTTCTACTAATACTTTATCATTTATAGAAATAGGAAGTGAATTTGTGTCTGTATATTCTTTTTCTAGATATGCGGTAACTCTTTTTAGAAGGGGATCATAGGATAAAGAATTTATTCCAACTCCATTTGAGTTATTAATGGGTATAATTTTTGGCTCAGTATTACTAAAACCATTTGAATTTTTGATTATTAAGACTGAGCCACTAATATAATCAAATTGTAAAATTATGTCATTTACGACTTCATTAGTTATTTGATCTACAACCAATAAGTCCGGAGAATAATTGTAATCTTTTCCAATGTAAGTGCATACTATAGAATCTATGGTAGAAAATGGGTCTATTTTCACAACAGTAGGGAAATTTACTGTTGGTCTTATTGTTGGATCAATCGAATAATCATATCCAATATCATTTATTTCTGTAGATTTAATTTTTCCAATAGATGAGCTAATGGGAAAAATTATAGCATTTTTTCCATAATTGCTTGTTATTGTGGTTATTCCAGGTAATTTTTTATATTTGCTGCCACCAGATATTACTTTTATGTCGTATATTCCACCAAACGCTGTCTTTGAATTAGTGGAATATCTCATAAAAGAATTATTTACATCATATTTTTCTATTTCTGGTAAATATTGTAATTGATAATTAAATGCTGTGGAGCCAATTCCAGTAATAATGTGAACCCCAGAATATTCACTACTAAAAATATTTACGCTGTTATTTTTTATTATTGTATCATCAATATAGATTTCATTCTTTATTTCTGGTAGGCTATTATCAATTACTGGAGTTAATCGATAATATAATTTTATAGGAGTCAATTCTGTAGTGTTTAATTCCAATCTAGCTCCACTATCAATACCAACATTTCCCGTTTTAATTACTTCCAAGATTCCATTTTCATTATAATAATATTTTTCATTATAATTTGGATCTTTATACAAATCAAAACTAAATGCCGACTTATTTTGTAGTCCGTCATTGAAAGATAAACTAAAATCAGATAAATCAAAAATTATTTTTTGGCCTACTATGATATCTAAACTTGAATTTATTTCTTTCAAGTTCCCAAAAGAAGATTCAGTTATATTGATGGGTTTATCAGAAATGAAAGCATCGTGATAACTCTTCGATAGCTTTAATCTATCTCCATCTACTATACTTACATAATAAATTGAATCATCATCAAGTTCTGGGGATGGCAAATTTGAATTGTAAATTAACGATTGTCCTGTATAATAACCATGATTTGGTATAGTAAATATACTATTTGATGTATCAATTCCTGAAAATTGCTTTTCTCTCGAAATCAATCTTCTATTTCTATCGTTATATTTAATTTTTATTGTGGTCGAAATTCCAGAAATTACATTCAAATTAACTCGATCGCCCAAATTCAATCCATGAGTTGACGCAGTAGAAACTGTGGAAATATTTTTTTGTATTTTTGCCCTTACTGTATTATTATTTACTCTAAAACTATGATTTTCGCTTGTTCCATAACCAACAAAATATAAAAATGGATACTTATTTGTTACCGTACTTACATAATTTAATTCAGTTCCTATTGCCACTCTAGTACTAGATACTCCTATGAAATCGTCCGAGACCTTAATTGCGTATAATGATGTGATTTGGTCGAGTTCAAATGTTGTGGACCCATTTGAAACTTGGATTGAATTTCCACCGTTAGTGTAGTAATTTAAATTTGTGTTATCTGATAAGTTATGGTTTTTTAAATATAAATTGCCAGGGGAAATTGATATCGATGTCGTCCCTATCCCAGAATAATACACTTCTACCAAAGAACTGGCAGTTGTGCCAAATCCAACTACTTTTTTTGGATCGAAGTATATTTCTCTATTTCTATTTTCTGAAGCATATCCATCTACACTATTAAAATAAAATTTTCTTGTCAATTCTGTTAATTTTGTAGTTGCAGTGTGCGCAGCACCAATCGGATCTCTCAAAACAGTAATTTTTAAATCATTTGGATGTATTCTGAGTATCTTTACTGTTTCGTCCTCTATTTTATAGTAATCATTTTCAATAATATATGACTCATCTAGAATTCCAATAACTGAAAAGTCTGTAATAATTCCAGTCTGAGACGCATCTCCTATTCCAGAAGATAGAAGTAAAGAATTGGAGCTAACGCCTATTTGAGAATACTGATTTATTTTATTTGATATGGAAAGATCGTTATTTCCAACTATTGATACGAAATCAAAATCTTCCAAAAGATGTGGAGCAGTAGACAAACCAAGAACAAAAGGAGAATTTTTTATTCTAACTAATTCTACATCAGAAATTGAATAATTGTCATTTTTTATTTCTAATATTTTTTTCCCCTCTACTGATCCGACTATTGCACTAGCATCAGTTCCTTCTGTTCCCAAGTTATCAAAATTTATGGAATCCCCTACGGAATAATTTTCCCCCGAAGTCAAAATACCAATAGAATCTAGTGATGAGTATTGGACCGAAACAATTTTTGAATTTTGACTTATTTCTTTATTGGGATTAGATAGAAAATCGTAACTAGAATTTTCGGAGTCAACAAAATAAAAATAAGTATTTCTTAATAATCTAGTCGAAAAATAATCAAAAGTGTTTTGTGAAATATTTGGTTGGAAGTTGTGATCTATTTTTTTTGATTTGTAGTAATTTCCTATGAAATATGGGAACTCCGGAACAAAATCATCATCTGCAGATAGAGTCGAAAAGTAAGCATAAGTTCCATTTGGGTATTCTGGTGTAATGCAATACCTTCCATTAAATTCATCCAAATCACCATTTCCAATATATTCATAATCCTCAATAAAAAATCCATTGGGAAAAATAAATTTATCATTTATTTTTTCTGGTGGTCTAGTATCAAGATCTAATGTCGGATTTAACTTATATCCAGATTTCATTTTTCTCACTTTTCCAACGATATTTGGATCATCGTAACCATATGGACCATATATTGGATTCCCATCATATGCCCATCCAATAATGGGAGAATGGTATTTTATAGTAGAAATAGAATTTTCGTAGTCTGGTCTTACGATTGTGTTTCCTCTTTCGTCTAAGAATTTTGAATATATTTTCTGACGCAACTTATTTGGACAATAAACATGACAATATTTTATGGCATCATACTCATTAAAGTATAAAACACCATCGTCCGGTGAATTTAAATTATTTGAATTTAATATTCTAGAAGCATAATTTATTTGCCACGATTTTATCTTTGCTTCAAAGGTAGCATTTTTTCCGTATGTTACTATTTCTATGCTAGTATTTTTTTGTTCATATCCATATCCACCACTTACAACTATCACTCCTTTTATTTTCCCATCTTCTAGTACTGGACTCAATATGCATCCTGTACCAGTTCCAGATACAAATAAATCCGGAATTGAGTAATAATCCGATCCTTCATTGAGCACATAAACTTCTTTTACTACCCCATTTAAAATATTTGCTTGTAATTGGGCATTTTTTCCAATTTTTATATTGAAATTTGGTTGCTTTTTATAATTTATTATGTCGGAAGAACCATAGCCAATTCCACCATTCTCAACATAAACATTTGTAATATTTCCCCTAAAAACAGGAATAATTTTTGCTTGATGTAATTCTTTAGAATAAGACGATATGCCAGTTAACCCATCTATTTCAACTGAGATTGGCTCATGTCTAAAAATGTGAGTTCCTATTCCGGAATCTATAAGATTTAAAAATTGATTTGTTTTGAAGTATGCATCTTTTGCTGTCGATCCGACACCAACTGGATATATTTGAAATTCATTTTCATCTACTCTATTCACATAATATGTCGAAGAGCTAAATCCTATTGGATTTATTCCAGTACAGACATAACTCACAACATCGCCAGTCAAATATCCATGATTATTTGCTACGATGGCATTTCTATATGTGTTTATTCCAGACGAAGGGACTGAAACATAGTTATTTCTGTAATTTTTTCCTTGGTTAATGATAGAAATTGAACCAATTTTTGATTTTTTCTGTTTTGCTACTATTTTTTGGGTTCCTGTTCCATATGAAGTAAGATTTATTTCGAGCCCAGACAAGGCATTTATTTTGGTTTCGTATAACTTTATTGTATAATCGTCTTCTACTGTTGCAAAATATGTGGAAGATGTAACTAGTCCTACAATAGCAGAATTTCCATTTGTTTCATATATTACTTCCTCATAGTCTCTAAATTTGTGATAAGTAGAAAATGATATAGTATTAGTACTTAAGTTGACAAAATTAATAGAAGGGATAAATTCTACTTCATGAGTAAATGTAATTAGATTTGCTTTAGCTTGAGCCCCCGACCCATTTCCACCTAATACTTTTATTTTTGGCTCTTCAATATAGTCAAAACCACCATCTAACAAATCAATTTTTTCCAATATGCCATTGACTTCTGGATATACTTTTGCAACATTTGCTGTTGATAATCCAGGAGAAACTTCTATTGTAGGTAAATTTATTATGTCATAATCTTCACCATTGGAAACTATATCAACTTTTTCTATGTTTCCATAATATAGAAAATTATTTGTTTTATAATTTAATATTTCTACTCCATTCATCAAAATACCAGTTGTTCCTGGAGTCGTCTCTTCTAGTACATCGACTTGTTCTGGTAATGATATTTTTTTTATCAAATCAATATTTTTTATTTCCTTTAATTCCTTTGATTCTGTTAAGTAAGTTTTTGGATATAATCCCCCAGAAATTTGAGAGTCGATTTTTTCCCATGCATTTTCTTTGTAAATATAATACCAAACTTCTATATTTTTCGTGTCGTCGAATATTATAACAAATTCATTTTTTTGGAAAAAATAATTACTGGCTAATAACTCTATTTTATCCAAATCAGAATATAATATTTCTTTTAAATTTCTAGAAGAATATATTCTATTAAATGTAATGGGACTATATCTTGAAAAATATATGTCTGATCTATTTTTAAATAGTCTTAATTCGTCATCATCTACATTTTCTGTATAATATACCTCGTTTTGATTTAACCCAGAAAAAATATTCAAATTAATTGTATCGCCATTTTGTAGCTCATAAGTATCTGGATTTTGTACATAGACAACAGAATCTCCATTCTTAAAATCGTGATTTTGTTCTAATTTTATTGGTAAATTGGAATTATTCAATATTGTAGAGATTCCAACTTTAGAGTTCTCTATTGGCTGTAATGTACCAAAAATATCAATAGAAAAATTTCTTTTTTCTATATTTGGATCAATATAATCTGGTATTCCTTGTGCAGTAATATAAACATTATCTTGTACATCACCATAGACATTTTGTACATTATTAATAATTTCATTATATAATCTTAGTGCTTTTCTTACATAATATATTTTTGTAATACTATATTGATTTGAAACATAAAATGATTTTTTATCCTGTGATATTTGAATTACGGAAAATATATCTTCTTTTATTTTTTGGTCATTTCCGTCAAAAAATTGAATGTATACCTCATCTAATGGATTTATGAAAGTGACATCATAAGTAAAAATTAGAAGTTGGTCTAATCCAAATTTTTCGAATTTACTCACCAAATGCTTATTTGGAATGTCTAATATCCAATCATTATATCTAAAATTATCATATGCTTTACCTAAAGTTTTGTAATTTATTATTTCTCCCTTTTCGTGGTATTTACTCCCAGAAAAACTTTCTAAGTCTCTGATTACACCGAGAATTCTAACTCTCACTTCTTGGTCATTTATGAGAGAGTAAGCATAAACATTTAGATTCACATCTTCTGAGATATCGATGTCCTCTTCGATATTACAATCAAGAAATTGATTGTTGTTTTTGGAATTATATGAGATGATTAAGTCATTTCCTTGTGAACTTCTTACTACAAGCTCTCCACTATGGGGAAATCCTATAGTGGAATCTACTGTTAATGTATTGGATTGAATTTTTGTATGATTTAATGTTTTTGTTTTTGCATATATAGCAAAATCACCAAAGATACTGCCCCTAACGCTCACATCTTTATCATAATCATAATCTAGACTCAAAATATAATACTTTTTTTGGTCTCTTATGATCTCTTCTACATTTGTAATTGTAGCAAAAGCTTCAGCCAATCCCTGAGATTGTTTTTGGAATAATGTGCGATTATATAATTCTATAGGATTACCTACTATTGACTCTACAACTATGTCTTTTGTTATCTTATAGTTGGCATCTGATGGTCTAATAAGAAAATCTCTGGGTTTTATTACTTTAGCTAAATCTCCATATATTGCATTAAACAGGATCTCAAAAGAACTATCAGTTCCTTTTGTGGAATAAAAATCCTTTGAATGTACAATAAAATTCTTTTCGTTTACTTTTTTATTTTCGTCTTTATATAACTCTCTATTCTCAAATCCTGGTATAAATTGTTTTTTTAATTTTGCAAAAAATTCTTTTAGAAATAATACACTTAGATTTTCTACTGTAGTATCTTTTTGGTGCTCACTGCTAGATGATTCGGAAAAGACCAACTCTTCTGGATTGTTGGAATTTTTATATGAAGTTACCCCACTGAATCCTCTAATGCACTCAAGAAATGTAGTTGGATTTTTTGATTTATAATAGATGATCTCTTCGTTTATTTTTATAATTCCATTATTTTCTGGAAATCCCTCTGTCGAAGATACTAGTATTTCATTTGATATTATATCTAAATTCGAAGTAAGAGTAGTTGATTCAATTAAATTTGTTATATGATCCAATTTTATATATTGGTCTATATTCTGTAAAATATCGTATGTCGATCCACTATTATCCAGTGATTTATAATATTCGGATATAAATTCGGATATTAAAGGATACTCTTCTCTAACATATAGAGGAAATTGAGTATCTACGATTGATGATATTTTGACTCTTTTAATTGACATTACTTTCTTACTAGATTATTTTCAGTGTAACTTAAGGATGAAATGTAGCGAGACCCAGATATGTCTTCGCCAGATGTAATCTGATCTGCAACCATGTTTATGGTTGTATTATTAATATCTAGTTGCAAATATAAATCCTGTAATCCAATTACATCATTTGATCTTGGGATTGCAGAAAGTTCTATAATTGGATTCCCACCAAAATTTTTACTAGTGGATATTACCTCTAAGGGAGATGTAATTATTTCTCCTTTAATGTAATCTATTGTTCCAATATTTCGCCTTAATATTTGTGGTTCTTGCGATCCAATCAATTTAAATAAGACCAACTCTCCAAAGTCTTTATTTGTTTGGCCTGGAATATCAGAAATATATACGGTATCCGAAAAATCTCTAATTCTAAATCCAGATGTTTGGATATTATATCCATCGCAATTTCTCACGAAGAAAGAATTACCAAAACATATCTCATATAATGTTGGTTGATATAATAATACAGAGAGGTCTCTCCTGATCCTGATTCTTGTGATATTTGATGTTATTGCTAAATTACTCTCGTCAATTAGCTTTTGGTACTTACTATACTTAAATCTAGATCCATACTGATTGAGATCATTTGATTTGGAATATAATGTGATATTTTCCGTAATCTGTGTTAATATGTCATTCACATTTGAAGTCAGATTTTTATTATAATATACATCAGAATCGGTTTCTATGTACAAATACTTCAAATCTATGATTTCTGGTAATATTCCGGCAACACTGTATTTCTTTAATTCATTTTTTATATTATCTTTTATCGTATTTGACAGAAAAGTTCCATTAAATTTTGGTTTTATTGCGATAAATACTTTTCCATATTGTGGAGGATCCAATTCTTCTCCGCCATATGCACATACTGATTCTGCTTCTGGATATATTTTACCTATAATAGATTCATAGTCAGATGAAGTGACGGCTCTATTGTATGCGGAATACAGTCTTGGAGCATATTTTTTTATTGAGCTGATAGACTCCTTTTCTAAACCTCCATCAGAAATAGCATTCGTTGTCACCAATGAAACTTCTCCATTTAGAACAGAATTCGTATCATCTGTAATTTTTCCTATAAAATTAAATGAAGAGATTCTATTCGCTGCTTCGCCGCTTGAAATTAGATAGGATGCTTCTATTAAATTTCCAGATTCTAATTTCTGTCCAAATATGCCATCACCAAAAATTAATTCGTATCTTTCATCTTCTACTTCTTGGAGGAAATATATTTTAGAATTTTGATTTATTCCAATAATATTTTCAGACAATACGAATGGTCTTCTTACCGAACTTTGTTGGGAATCTTTTACTGTTATACTAATCGTTGATGCATCAATATTTGCATTATTTAAAATGAATTTTTGATTTGTATTCAACGAATCGACCAAAAAATTAGAAACCATATAGGTTCCTTCATAAATGGTGACATTTTCGAAAAGTGCAACATTATCTGTTACAGGAACAGTTATATCATCTAATATACAAAAAGTATAACTCTCCGAATATATGTTTACTGGGGATGTACAAACTACGCCCTTTTTTAAAGTTAAGTATCTTGGGATTTTTGTACTAGTGGACAGATCCACAAAAAAGCTTACATTCGCCTTTGATGAAGTTCTCGATTTTGGTAAGTATCCTATATTTTTTGCTAAAGATACTACATTCTCTCTGAGTGTTGCCGAATCAATGAAAACTTCATTACTAACCATATTGGCATTATAGGAAGCAATATAGGTGTTATACGCAAGAACATCTATAATGGTAGAAAGGTTAGAGCCTTCAAAATCATAGTCAGTAAAATTAGAGTTTGCCCTTAGGTGATCTCTAATTGAGACTTTAATCTGATCAAAATCTAAATTTGTGAAATTTACTAAAGACATTTATCTTGTTGGTAATAGTGCGAATGATAACTGTTGTGGTAAGGCATCAATACCTATGATGTCATATGTAATAGTAACATCAAATTGATTCTGATCGTAGTCTGGATTGACCTCTACGGACCTCAAATTCACTCTGGGCTCATAATTATTGATTGTAGTTCTTATTTCATCTTGAATACTTGCTGCAGTTAGATCATCCATATTTTCAAAGAGTAACTTATTCACATTAGAGCCAAGATTTTGGTCAAAAAACCTTTCGCCTCGGATAGTCAGTACTAAATTTCTAACTGATCTTGCTATTGCAGTTTCATTTTTAATGCCAATGAGGTCATAAGTAAGAGGATTTACTTGGAAAGACATGCTAATGTCTTTAAATTCTTTACTTATTCGTTCTATTGGCATTTATTTTATGTTTTTCTATCTTATTTATTCATATTTTTTGAATTCATATAGTGGTTCTGTTCCATATTCCCAATCATCGTAGTCGTCATCATTACGAATATTAGAATGCAATTCATTTTGTGAGATAAAATCGTGTTTTTTGGGAGTCAGCTCGTCATTTGAGATCTCACGGAGCATTTTTTGTCTTTCGAGTTTGCTTTCCCACCCATAATCACTTGATAAGTATTCAGTTCCCCACATATTCATCATGTATTCTCGGTCTTTGTCTACTTTTTTGGTCATTTTTGCTCTTGATTAGTGAAAATCAGAACTTTTTATGGGGTTACTATCCCATGTCAATCAAATCGTAGTCATCTTCCAATATTTCTTTTAAATATTCGGCATCCCAAAGAGAATAGTACTCTGTTTTTGCTAATTTTTCTCTAAATTTTCTTAATTTCTCATTGGGTTGAGCTAAAATTAAGTTATATCTACCATTATTTGTTTTGATTCCGTTAATATAAGTGTCATATGTTGCACAGTCCTCAAAAAATTTCCAAGATTCATACTTTTTATTGTAAAATTCTACCCAATTCTGAATTTGTTCTAAATTTAGATCGTCTTCAACAATAAAAATAATTACATCGTACCCTTCAACGGGTGCTATATTCTTTACATCAGTATCTATAGTATCTATAATCTCATAAAGGGCCGATCGGGCATAAGGGCACACAGCAAATCCACTCAATTCCAGACGAATCTTAGATATTTCTTTAATCCAGTTTAAAATGTAATCCTTTTTAGACATAAAAAAGGAGCCATAAGACTCCTAATAACTTTATTCTATTTAAGTTCCTTGACCTCGGCTAGGCTTTCGAGCATTGTTCCTGCTCGTTGCAGCATACTTTGTATGCTTCCCATCACCCTGTCGAGATTTTTTGGGTTTGGGTTCAATATGTGCTGATCCACTCAGACTCTTAACTTTTGCCATTAGACTTCCTCCAATTCAATTTCATTTGCATCAATTTCGCCATTATAAGACTTTTCGGCGAGTTCGAAAAGAATTTCTGTAGATTCTTCTTCTGTGAGATTCGTATAAATTTTTCTTCCTTTATAAAGAATGTTGATCATATCACACGAATTTTTTCATGTCCTACACGAATACGAGGATCACACCAAATTTCAAATCCAGCTTCTTTTGCATCGAGACAGAATGAAACATCTTCTCCACACATATCCTGAACTGCACCAGATTCGAACACTTGCATCTTTGGTGCAAACCAAGGATATTCAAGATTTTCAAATACACCTTTCTTGATCAGAACCCAACCAAAGCCAGTGTAATCAACTGTGAATGGCTTACGACGCTTGCTGATGCTTTCTACTGTCTCATGATTCATAACTCCACCATTTTGGCGGAATTCTTCTTCTTCGAGCCAATGAGCAACTGATGTAGTACGACCATCTTCTGTTGCATACCAACCGGCAACAACTTCTTTCTCTTCTCCTTCTTCTTCTAGAGCAAGATCGCAGAGCTGCCAAAATTTTTCACTATTGAAAACGATATCACTATCAATCCATAATTGATAATCATATTCTAGTTTTCCGTCCCAGGGCTCTTGCTTTGGTCCACGGAGGACATTTGCTCCTAGACATTTACAACGAGCAAAGTTTACCATGGATGAGTAATCTTGTGAGATTTGAATACTCATTCCATTTTGTACAATATCAAAGCATAATTGTACAAATGACTTTAAGAAAGTAAATGAGCACCCTCTTCCTGGTAAACAAAATACGATGCTTTTACCTCGCATCCGTTCTTTAATTTTTTCATAATCCCATTCTTCTGTTCTTTCTTTAATGGGAGAATTTGCCTTTACTGTAAAACCTTTTGCCATGGATTAAAATAAACTCCAACTCAATTGTAGCGTCCTATTTAGCTTTTGTCAATACGAGGAATTCAGGACCAATTCCTTGTTTGTGGTCACTTCTTCATATTGTATGTCGTTCTCTTCGATCTCAGTAAGCCAAGTCAGCTTTTGCACGAAATCCCATAATTTGTCAAAGTCTTCCTCAGGTATCGAATGATATAAACATATATTCTTTACATATATGTGATAAATTTTGTTCATTAGGTATTTTATCTTGTCGCATTATATATCATTACTAAAAGAAATCCGATTGGCAGACCAATTAATTTCATGTAAGTTTTCGGATAACGAATTAACCAGCCAGCAAACACAACCTTCCAAAAATTCCAATATGGCGTGGGGGGTTTTGGGCGATTTTTTTGGTGGCGGATTTTTTTGAGGGTGATTGTTTTTGTGTTTGTTTTTAGCATGAGGTCTGGGGGGATTTTTATGGTGGGGGGGATTTTTTTTGGTTTTTTTATGCGTTTGATACTTATGAGGCGAGTGGATAGCTTTATAGCTTATGGGGACCCATCTTTTTTTAACGCATGGCCCAACCCTACCACGGCATGGGCGATCAATCAACTGTCCCTGTGACACTTTCTAGACTGTCACTTTATACCTTTATACGCTCTCAATACTGTAAAGAATACAGGTGCACGGTTAGTTATACTGTGCACCTGTGAAACACCTGTTACCAGCTCACCTTTACCCAACCGGATTGGCGGCACCA